TAGCTGAACGTATAATTACTTGAATATCTGAATCTTGGAATATCTTAAATGTATAACTAAACGTTGTAGTTGAGCCATCACCACTATAACTGTTTCTAACTGTAGTTGAAGATATTGTCATATTGTTAATTCCTATACACTATTTTACAAAATTATCTACAATCATATTATTAATATTTTTAATAACTAAAGCATTTTGTAACATAAATAAAGATGTTGCTTTTTTAACATCTCTTTGTGATGGTTCATATTCATCATCTAAAGCCATTTTAGCACCCATTTTAAATGTATTATAAGCACTATCTATTAAATCTACTGTAGGTATTCCTTGAATAAATGAAGCTGACAATCCTGTGTTTCTTCCATAACCAAATAAATCTTCATCAGAAAAGAAAGAATGAGCAGTAGATAATACTCCAGGTATTAATGTTGACCAGGAAGATCTTAAAAAAGATATTTTAGCTAAGTTTTCTGCAGATAAATTTTTATCTAAATATTCTTTTCTATTACTTAAACCAATAGAATTAATATAAACTTGTGTTGCATAAAATAAAGATGATCCAACCATAGAAGATAAGAATCTAGAGTATGTAGCAAAGTCTTTTCCTCTTGTTTGACTTAAGTTGTATATACCATTTAACAACTGTTTTTCATAAGCTGCTAAACTAAATGTTCTAAATTGAATAATCATCTTAGCAAAGTCTGTAGTAAACCATCTATTTAATGAAGCTAAGTCTGATCTTTGAACAACACGATTGATCCATCTATCTATACCAGTAATGTAATTTGCTCTTGCTTCAACATCCCAATTATCAAGTTGTAATGCTTGAAACTTACCATCTTTAAATATAGCATTCTTTTTAATATTTGCTGCAATGTTATTAAATTCTTTTTCAGTCCAGCCTAATTGTCTGTATCTTACAATATCTCCTTCAGATAATTTTTTAAAAATATTTGTAGTTTTAAACTGTTTAGACAAATCTAATACATTTTCAACAATACGCATTGTTAATGCTTTTGATCCCCATACTTGAGAAAGTATTGTCATAGGTTGTAATCCACCTATGTCAGCAACGAATCTTTTAGATTGTCCAGAAATTATTTCTGCATTATCTAAGAATCCACCACCTTTTTCTAATGGTATATCCCCTTCATAATCAAGCCTAGATGTAGGTGAATTCATAAATTTATCTATACCTACTGATGCTCCATAAGATTCTAATTCTTTTATTAAAGGATCATTAATTTTTAAATCACCAGATTTAAGTCTTGTAAAAACATCATTTAATCTTGGCATGGCTCTTAATGAAGTTGTCCAACCAACCTCTCCTAAAGCAGCAAACATCTCCGCTCCTTGTGCAAATCCAACCTGACCAAATAATCTTAAAAAGTTATAATCACCTATTAATCTCATTATTCTTCTTGCTGTAGTACCGCTTGCATCTTTTAATTCTAATGGATTTTGTCTGCCAAGAAGAGATGAAGCTACAACTTCAATGATATTCAAATGCTCATCAAATCCATCATATCTATTTCTGTCTTGTAATCTTCTTATAAAAGCATCAAACTCTGCATTATTTTTAAATCCACCATATCTAGCCATAGCTGCTTGACCAATGACTTGATTTGCATATCTTGTTAAAAGTTTTTCTAAATTTCTTTCGCTTAAATCTTTAAGACTTAATGATCTAACTTTACCATCTCTTATAGATCTAACATCAACTCTTGCATTAAAGTTAAATGGTATTCTTTGTCTAGCATTAGGATCTAATGTATTGCCTGTTGGTTTTTTAATTTGTTTAAATATTTCATCTATTTGTTCTTTTGATAATTCTATGTCTTCTAAAAATTCTCTTAATGAAGCATCATTTGTTCCTTGGAATGCTTTAGCAAACATAGATTCTCTTCCATAATACTTAGTAGAAGAAATAGTATTAACTATTCCTTTAATCATTCTGTCAAAAATTTTATCACCGATCTTTGGTCTTAAATCTTTTAATGCGTTAGCATAAACAGATCTAACTTGATCTATTCCATATTCAGCAATAGCGTCATTAACTTTTGTTTTACTGTGAACGTGAGGAACATATCTTAATATTTTTCTAGACTTAGCAACTTCATCCCATCCATCTCTTCCTGATTGAGCCACTACAGTTAAAATGTCATCAAAAGCATTAGAAGCATAATTAGCATGTATCTCCATTTCTTTTGTAATCATTTTCGTATTTCTAAATAATTCAGGATTTTCAATAAAGTCAGTCATTAACTGATTAAACTTTTCATTATTTAAACTTGGATTAACAGTAATATTATCTTTATTTAATTTAACCCATGAACGATAAGCAGTATCTCTAGTTCTATTATATTTGTTTAAAGTTTGTTTCATAACTTGTTCTTTAAATTCAAGCATAGTGCCTCCAGAAGATGATCCAACAATAGGATCTGGAAATGCTAATTCAGCAAATTTTTGTATTTGTGGATCTTGTGATTTGTTAAGAGATGCAGACATACTAAATCTAGGAATAGGAATAAAACCAAATAGTTTAGCATTACCACCTCTAAATTGTTTTTCTACTTTTGATATATCATCTAATGTATCATCAAGAACAGTTGGCAATTTAGGATTATCAGTAACAGTAAAATCATATTTGTTTTTTGCTTCACCTTGAAACAACCTTCTTTTTCTTAAAACATCTTCGCTAACATTAGCATTTATTTTTGATGCAAATTCTATAGCCTCATCATCTTCAATCTTTGTTAATGCTTTAGAAGCAGCAATATCTACTTTTGAATAAGCATCTTGAATTTCTTTTGGTACTCTGCTTAATGCACCAAATGGAGCTCCTAATAAAAAGCCACCATAGAAAGCATATTTAATATCTTCTTCATTTTTTAAAGGATCAATAAGATATAATCCTCCTTCAATTAAAGCATTCTCTGTACCAACTAATGCACCAAACTTTGCTGCTCTTCTTAATCTTTCTATTTTAGTTCCATAAATTACAGGAGATACTAATCCTGCACTTGCTCCAGTTAAAAGCCAGGCAGTAGGATCAAGAGTTGCAGCTAAGGCTCTAGCACCAAATCCTGTCCAGCCAAGTTTTGAAATTTCATTTTCAATTTCTAATCTTTCATCTGCTTGTTTCTTTATATGATAAAAATGAGATTCTGATTTTGCTTCAAGAAAAGCATTTTGCATGTGTTCTGGATATTTATCTACAATGTCAAATTGTTCTTTAGTAACTTTATAATTAATATCTAAATCAAATGGATTGTCTTCTGTAAAAAACTTATATCCTTTTTTAGCACCTTCCCAACCAAGGTTATCTATATCTAAAGCATTTCCAAACGCTTCAATAAAATTATATTTGCTATCAAATTTACCTTGTTGTTTATCTAAAAAATATTGAGCATCATCAGAAACTTGAGATATAGGTTTATTTAAACCAAGTTCATCAACTTTAAATTTAATTCTTGATCTTTTTTCTTCTAAAGGATTGGCAACTGTTTCAGTTGTTTTAGTTTCAGAAACTGGAGTTTCTACTGATGGTATTAATTCTGGTTGAGCTGGTTGCTCAGAATTAACATTAGTAGTTAAATTTTCACTACTCATTATTATTTAACTTGTTGATTAGGAAAGTATTGATTACTTGTATCTTCTTCTTTTTTTAATAATTTATCTTTTTTAAACATATTTACAGTTTTTTCTCTAATCATATATTTGTATAAAAAGTCTTGGTATCTTTTATCCTGACCAACAGGATATACTTTCTTTTGTAAATCTGATTGAGTTAAATATAAAGAACCAAATTTATTGTTATCAAAATCTCCTTGAGCATTTTGGAAAGTTGTTAGAATAGCATAAGGTTGATTTCTATTTACAATTTTAATACCAGCTTCATCATTAAATAAATTAGGCTCAACATCTATTGCAATAATATCTTCTAGTTTATTATTTTGTTTATCTATAATTCCTTGATCCCATAAAGTTTGAATGTAATATTTAACAGCTGCATCATGATACTGTGGTCTGTTTTGTTTAATAGCAACCATGTTATCAAAAATGTCTTTTCTATAATTCTTATCAATCATTTGCTTAGCATATTCAACAGCCTGTTCTTCTGTTCCTTGAATTTTGTAAACAGTATTAGCAAGTCTTGATACAGTATTGTAAACAAATTGTTTGTTTTCATAATCATTGTATGGTCCAAATCTAGAAACAATATCATCAGCTACTGCTTTAATTTTCTTATCACCAACAATCTTGGCTTTAAACTCTGGTGTGTTAACATTTTTTTGTAAATCTCTTATAGCAACTGCAGCTTGAGTTGGAGTGTATTTCATTGTTGATACTAAAAAATCATATCTGTCATAAAATTCTATTTCATCTTTATCTAAATTCATTGTTGTTTGTAAAAAATTTCTACCACCTTGATTAATATAATCTCTGTATGTTTCGTAACCTTTAGAAACTATTGTTTTGCTACCAGTCAAAGCAATATTAGTAAAACCAGATCTTATAATTTCTTTATGTATTGGGTTAGTTATATTATTTTTAATTGATAATTCTGTAATTTGTGGTTGAGAATATACTGGTGATCCATCTGGATTTTGTTTTTGAGAAATTTTAACCATAGCTTTTTCTAAATCTTCTTTTTTTAAATCTTTAAGCTGACCAGATTTAGCATAAAATCCTAAACCATTTTCAATAATATTTGTTGCATTATCAATTTTTGTTTCTTCTTGAAATTCTTTAAATCCTTTTTGATATAATTGTATTCTTTTTTCTGCTGTTAAAAAATTAGTAGCTTCTACATTTTGTAATTTTGTTAATGCAGATTTATAATCTTTTTTTGCATAATCCATATCAATTTCCATTTCAAATAAAGAAGCGTTATTTTTTTTTAAATCTTCTTGTAATTTTATTGGACCATCATTATTATAAAAATTTCTATTAATAATATTGTTATCAATTTTATTTTTTAAAATATTTTTTTCATTAGGATCTGTTGTTAAAAAATATTTAGATATATCTGTTTGATGTTCTGTATTCCAAGTATTTTTATATTCTAAATCTAATTGATCTCTTGAACCTTTTACAACCTTAGAAGATCTTGTTACTAAATCTAAATTTAATTTATCTTCTAATAATCTAGCGGCAGCTTTGTTTTCCATGCTATCAATTTTTTGTTTTGCTAAAAAACTAAATTGATCTTTAAATGTACTTTGAGCTTTAACTGGATCTAAAATTTTAGAAGAACCTTGTTCTATTGTATCTAGTTCTCCACTTAACTCTAAGTATGCTTTTGTTGATTCTGTTTTATCTTTAAGAGCTTGTTCTCTAACATAGTATTCATCTGCAGCAGAAATTACTTTTTGAGCAGCTCCAAACATAGAACCAGCAGATTCTACTGGAACTTGAAATTGTGTTTTAAGTGATGCAACTTCAGTTGTTGGTCTTGTTTGTGCTTCAAATGTAGGTATCTTTGGCATTATTGATTCCTTGATCTGTTTGCTGATTTAGACTGTATTCTTAAATTACTCATACTATTATTTCTTGGATTTCTATCTTTATGATCTATATCTTTACCAAGTAAACTATTTCCATATTTCTTTTTTAACATTCTTCTAGCACCATTTCTCCCAGCTCTATCTTTCTTTTGTTCTTCACTAGAATGATAATTTTCATATTCTTTTTTATAATTTCTTGGCATTAAAATGATCCTGAGTAGCCTGTTGGATTAGATGCGTATTGACCAAAAGAACTTGCACCATCAAATGTTCCTGCTGGTTTAGACCCACCTAATAAACTTTTTCCTGCAGAAGAACCAGCAAAATTTAATCCTGTGGATACTAATGTGCTAATAGCAGCTGCTCTACCTTGTTGTCTTGCAAATTGTCCCTGTATTCTAAACATATTACCAGCTTCTCTTCTTTGTGCTGCAGCAACTTTTGAATTATAATCAATAACATTTCTTTCAACTTCTGCTTGTTCAGCATTAGATCTTAATACTCTTAATCCTGTTCCAGATAATTCTGCACCAGATTTTAAAATTCTAGTTGTTGTTTGAGATTGTAATTGTGCAAAATTTTGATCAAATCTTTGTAAATCAAATTCTTTTTGTTTTTCTATTTGTTGAGCTTCTTGATCAGCAATCTGTGCATTTCTGTTTTGAATAGCTTGATTATATTTGCCAGCAGCATTTTGTTGCTGTGCCTGCATTACTCCCATTCCAACTGCGATATAAGGTAAAGCTGGTGCCATTAGTAAATCCTCGCAAATCTATAATGATCAGAACCATCAAAACCATAGTTCTTCATTAATCCTTCATTTGTTAATCCTAACCATTTAGCAAATCTAATGCCAATACCAAAGTCAGATCTTATAGCAGTTTGAACTCTTTTAAATTTATATGCTGTTGCTATGTTATCAAAATTCTTTTTAATTTTTCTAGCAACTGAAACTGGATGATTCCAAATGTTTGATGTTCCAAGAACCCAACCTTCTCCAACATTACCCCAAATTCTTTTTATTCCTGCAGAAAATATTATTTGTCTATTAATACAACCTGTAAATGATAATCCTTTTTCTTCAAGATCCATACATTCGTTAGAGTTATCAGAAATAAAATTAGCATCTAATTGTGTAAGTTTATGATTCATTTGTAATTGCATAATAATTTTATAATGATCTGAAGAATAAGGTATTATGACTAATCTATCCTTATCTTCTTCTGGTATATAATAAATATCTGAATTAGTCATTTGTTATTAATTCTGGGTATAACGATAAAATTGTTAAAGGTAAAGGTTGAGTTTGACGTACAAAGATAAAACCATCAGTTTCATAGTTACCTCTAAACTCTACTTCTTTATCACCTGTGAATACTGGGATAGCTTGATCCATAGGATTAGCAGAAGATCTAAATGGTATAGCTTCCATATTATTAAGATCTGGACCAACTTCAACGCCAATAGATTCATATAATCTAATAGAGATATTAAATATTCTTTTTGTCTTAGCTTGAGATGTACCATTTTGAGCTCCAGCATCTAATCTCATAGTTTGTAATAGCGATGTATATTTTAATCCAACTTTAACTTTAGTTGCTGATCTTGCTAAAGTAATAGATCCGCCAGATACAGTTCTATCTGGATGTGTTGCACCATTTGCAAGAACAGATACAACTTGTCCCTCAAGATGATCTAATCCAGAAATAGTAGTGGTTGCAGATCCAGAGTAAGCAAGTTGTGAATCTAAGAAATTAAATTCTGTATTGTCTGTTTCATTAAAATCAAATTGATTGATGTATTCAACATAACGTCTTGTTACACCATTGATTGTTCTTTTGATAACAACCCATGTTTGATATTCTTTATCATCTGTAGGAATCGTAGCTATAGATTCGCATATAGCAATACCTGTGCTAAATGCACCACCAAATATATGTTGATGCCAAGCAACAACTTGTTGTTCTCTTTGATAAGTTAAACCAACTAATCTTCCATCTGATCTAACACACCAAATAACTTGATTAGGTTCTTGTTGATAAGACATAGAGTTAATTCCAGATTCTGAAATATGTTCAGCAAGAATAGTCATGTCAGGTGCAACATAACCATCAACATCAAAGTTATAAGCAAGTTCTCTAATTTTTCTTTTAGCTCTCTGTAAGAACAGAGTTACGTTACCTACTGGTATAGCATCTATATTTGCACAACCATGGTTAGATTGTTTTTTAATAAGAATGTTTGTTGGAGTTACAGGATCATCTGTACCACCACCTGATACTGAAAACTCACCACCTACTGTGCCAACGATTAGTGTTCGTGTTGCAGATAAAAATCTAATTGCATTAACTTGGTTAGAGGCAATGGTATAAGTAATTGCATCATCGTCTGCTACTGTGCCATGATAATTCTCATCAAAGTTTTCATAATCACCTGATTTAGAAAAATATAATGTTTGAGGATTTTCTGTTGTACCTGCAAATACTAATCTTTGTTCAAAGAAAGATACGCAAGAAGGATAACCTGTTGTTTTGCTCCAAGCTCCTAATGCCCAGTCGGTTGTCGCAGAAGTTGTAGATAATGTTTCAATAACATCTGCTACTACAACAAGTGTACTAGATACTGTTATTATTTTTGCTAAACCTTTTCCTGTTCCTAAATGAATTAATCTACCAACATCTGTTGATTGAAATCCTGTATCACCATTAATCCCAACAATATCAGATGCAGTGATTGTAATTCCACTACCAGTTGTTGCTGACGCAGTTAAAGTAGTTACTTCAATATTATGATCTAATAGTGGTCCAGCTGTAAATTCAACTTCATCTAAATACCAACTTGTATGACCAGTTCTTGATAATTTATGAATAGCATAATCAGGATGACAAATGTACATAACGTCAGCTGATTGAGCAAATTTTAAGTCAGCTAAATCTGCTGTTTCAAATGGAGTTGCTAAAGTATAAACTCTATTAAATACTCCACCTGATGTGTAAGTTGTATAAGAAGTTGTATTAACATTATTTCCATCAATATCTTGTAATTCAAATGTAGTTAAAGTT